TCACGAAACCCGTGTATTTGCTGGGATTTTTATTACGTTAGATTGTTGATGTTCACGTTTAATTCTGGTCATTCCGTGGGGTTTATGTGGGGAGGAAACCGCATTGGCTGCATCCTGTAGGTGATCAGGATGATGATGGCCATATGTGTTAATCAGCGTTTCCACTGTCATGCCAAGGAAGCCCGCTGATTGCCAGACATCGGCACCAGATTGCATCAACCATGTTGCAGCGGTATGGCGCAGAATATGGGGCATCACATCGCTACCGAGCTGCGCAGCTTTGCACGCAGCACGAAAGCTCTTCTTGACGCTTGTCACTGGTTTACCATTCCACTCGACAACGTGGCTTTGTGAAATCTTCGGGCCATCTGGTTTGCCCAGATCAGCCGGCGTATCACTCCATCGGCGAAGGTGAACCAATAGGCGCCGGGGAATCGGAATTGGTGGTTGGCGCTTCTTGGTTTGTTTCGTGCCGGGCGCCCGGCGATAGAAAACACCTCTATCCAAGTCCACATAGCCGGTGCCGACTGTAGGGCGGATCGCCGCAGCACAAATAGCGGCGCTACGGGTGCCTGTATAGAGCGCGACGAGTATGAAACGTGCCAAATGCCGACCGGTCCGTCGTTTCGATTCCTGACCCTTCCAGGACTGCGTCATGCGCCAAGCAGCCCACAGTAGGGAAGCTGCTTCTTGTCGTGTCAGCCAACGATCACGGGCAGCCGGTTTTTCAGGCAGCCAGACGGTTGGCGCGATGGTCGAATAACCTTCGTCTTTGTAATAATTGATGGCGGACCGTAAATCCTCAAGCTGTCGCCGGGTTCCAGCGGTCATATCCTTATCGACCCAGTCCGGTTTTCTCTGCCGTTTGGACTTGACGCTCATTTTCTCATCGGCGTCGATTGAGGCGTTCCAATCCTTCACAAACTGCCGTTGTTCAGCATTCCATTTATCGCGGCGGAAGTCCGCATAGGCTCGGCAGAGTTGGCCGTTAATTTGATCAAGCGTCTTGTTTCCGAAGAAATCCAGTATTTTTCCGAGCCGCGCCGCCGTTTCATGAGGCTTTGTGTGTTTTGGCGCAACTTCGGATACATAGATCGAAACGACATCCGCTATTTGGATGTTAGTGGAATCACGTCCGCGCTCTCTGGACGGCTCATATTTGTCCGCGAGGTATTTTGCGAGGGCTTTTTCAGCATTTCCACGATCCGTCTCGCCGCCGCCAACGCTGACGAACGTTGATCCGTCTCGGATAAACCAGCCCGCCCGGTTCCTGAGCGATCCATCGGCTTTCCTGCTTTCGTCGCGCCAGTAGATATGAGCACCTTTCGATTTGCGCGACATAACTCTCTCATCCTCGCGATGGCCGACAGAGTGACATACTCTTTCCCGGCGATCATTTCCGTTTCAAGTCGTCCTGCATCGCGCTCTTTGCGCAATCCGGGTGGCCCGATGGAGCCGTCAGGGAAGGCGATCTGAGCGGCGATATCAAGTCTCAGTGGCGTGTCATCGGTGTAAGTGTGCGGGGGAGGAACGTTTGCCATTAGGTCAATCCCCGTTATCCACAGGTTGGCCACCCTTGGCCTGTTCCAAAATGTCGAGCGTTTTGGCAAGCCGCTTCTGCATGCTTCCCATAAGCCAAGATATTGAAGACGCCGTATTGTCTGCAATATCGCCTTGATCCAACGCAAGAATTGCCAGCGCCAAGGTCTCGATCACGTCATATACTGCGTCAATGTCTGCATCGGTAATCATGATCGCACCTCTGCAGCCAGCTTTTGAGCAAGCTTTGCAATTTCTTCCACCGTCGCGCCTGTCATAACCGCATTCTTGATCAGGAAGTGGTGTCTGGTCTCTTCGTCAAGCGCGCTATTTGGCTTCAACTTGGCCATGTATTCAGGAATTCTGTTTTCCTGCGCAAAGAACCAGTTTTGAAGCCTCTCAATCTCTTTGCCTACTGGTGTGAGATCGCGCGCTCCCCGCATGATCGTACTAGGGACGCTGCAAGGCTCAACCGGCCATATTTCTTCCAGATGATCGCCGATCTTTTCCAGCCGCCATTTTAACGTTTCAAGATCGGAGATGGTATAATCCGATAGATCGATTGGATCGATTGACTGACCGGCCTTGGTTTCCGCCTCAAGTGCGGAAAGATAATTTTCTTGTGTAAGCTCATTCCTTTGAGCAAAGGCAAGCAGATATTCAGCCTTTAGTTTGCGGTCTCTGTCCGAGGTGGCGGGGCAACGACAAACATTCATAAGGGAGTCGCTTTCGGCCTTATCAGCCTCGGCATAACGTTGCCGTGCTGTTTCGGATGGGTCGTAACGTTCGTCCTGGGTATCGTTCTTCGGGCATTCTGAATTGAACAGATCGTGCGCGCGGCGGTGAAGTTCTATCATTACATATACGGAAGTCATGACCGCACCCTCACGTCGCAGCGAGGGAGCTCGGCAATCACTCGCTCTGTGACAGATAGAAAATCCTCTGGATCTACATTGGTCCACATTTCGTCCGCTGTGAGCAGGAAGAATTTGTAGCCCCGGTCGCGCTCGTTACTCGGCTGTCGTGTTCCAGCCTCCCGAACGACGGCGCTGATCTGTTCCGCGATCATATCGGATACGTCTTCAAGCAAGTTGCCCGCAGCGTTGTATCTGGTGCGATCATCGTTCTTGTAACAGCGCGGCTGGTTGACCGCTCCTCCCAAGACGTTGAACACGGTATAAAGGTTTTCATAGACGGTAGTCAGCTCGTATAGTGACAGGGCGGTGAGGTCGAGTTGCATTTTATTTGGGTAGCCTTCGGCCGCTGTCGGAACAGTGTTCGACATGGTATTCTCCAAAACTGGGAAGGATGGAGCGCGGTTAGTCGCGCTCGCTGCTATTCAGTGGGCGTTTTGATCAGCTTGAACCGACCGTCGATGAACGGATGAGTGCAGCGTGTCGCCGTGACTTGCTCACATTCATCAACAAATCGTTTGAAGACGGCTGACACATCCTTTTTCCAATAAACTGCGAACGTTGCGCCGTCGGCTTCTTCTCGGTCGTTGCGGACCATGCCAGCGGGGCGGGGGGCGTAAGACGTGTTCCGCATCACCGCATCGGTAGTTTCGTGAGAGAGCCCGTAAAGCTTGCCTATACGTGGGCGAATATGGGTGATAGATTCTGCATTGGCTGGTCTTGTCTTCAGAACAACCTGAGCTTGTTCAATTCGATCCACCTTAACATCAATCGCTTGTATTGCGGCATCCTGTTGTTCCTGCCGCCGCTCTGTCTCGGCCAGCATTTGAAATGCATTTGCAAACGCCTCTGCCGTTGTTGGCAAACGCACCTGTGTTTTGTGGGCTTGCCAATAGTCTACCAACGATGCTGTGAATTCGGGCGAAAGCTGCGCGACAACGACATAACTGTCGCGTTCTCCCATGAGATACACAGCGACCAACTGTCCGCGATGATTGCGAACATCCTCAATCTGAGGACGTTGGATAGTGCCCTGTGACGCGAGAGTTTCAATGGCGCGCTTCACGTTGTCATGGCGCTTATCCACGAGTTCAGCCATTTCTTGGCTAGTCATCGTAGCGGGTTTACCGCCGCCCGGCGGCGTGTTAATCATAAGGCTGTCCATAAAACCTCCTACGGTATTGGGACAAGATTTCCGCGTTGCTGCGCGGTAGTCATTTGAAAACGGTCGTTGAATTGGGTTGCTGCCCTATTCGGTGGCCGTTTTCGTTTGTCGGTCCATACGTTCTTTGATTGCCCTAGTCACCTCGCTGGATAATGAACTTCCATATAGTTGAGCCTGTTGTGACACAAACGCATAAACTTCTTTGGGTAGTCTCAAATTGATCTGCCTATCAGTACGGGCCATTGTTAACCTCTCATAAACTATATAGCACGGTGCTGGATTGCGAGCAACAGCACCGTGCTATATAGTTTAATAATGGCCAGAACCGATCCGCAGATAAATATTCGCCTTCCGTTGGAACTCAAAGAGAAGCTTGAAGATGAGGCGCGGGGAAATAACCGTTCTACAACCGCTGAAATAGTCTCACGTCTTGAAGAAGTGGACCAATTGCGTGCCAAACTCAGTGAATTGGAGCCGCAAGTTGGCCGAGTGCTGGATTTTTCTAGACTGGAGCGCCTTCTTGAACAGTCTCTTGAGATGCTCGACCGATCGGCAGCTGAAGCGAAAGAGAATGTGGCAGTTCTGCATTGGATGCGAGAACAGCAGAGCGGGTTGGTGAGGCTCATTGAGGCAATAGCAGCTGGCAATGGCGAGCTGAAGCCTGAATTCATGGACGCACTGCGTAAAATGTTGGCCAACAAAGGGAAGGGCAATGATTTTCCAGAGACACCAATATCTGACAGCCCAATCCAACCATTAGACCTTGAAGAACTACTGTACGATCCGCCAGCCAAGAGTGCGCCGCAAAAAAAAGGGAAGAAAATCGGCCCGGGTGACGAATGAAGCATTACGCTATCTTTCCAATCAATTGCCATCTGTAGTTTTCTTTTCTGCTGTCACCAACGCTTCCTTTATCAATAGTCTGATAGTCTCTGCTCTGGTTGCTATCCGGTTTTCAAATCGGTAGTCGTCGATCTGGTCCAATAGGCTGGCCTCCATCATCAGAGGTACGCGCTGTTCCTTTGGCTCGTTATTCAATTTTATCTCTTGCTTATGTTGAATAAGTTGCACAATCTATCGTTAACCCTATTTGTGAGTCTGCGCAAGCGATAAGTTGTGCAACATATTCAATCTGTGTATAACAACGTTCATGGCCCCTAAGAAAAAACCCACAGACCAGCTCAAAGATCAACGCATTCCAATCATGATGACGCCTTCCGAAGTGGAAGCAATTGATGACTGGATGTTCAAAAACCGTATCAGATCGCGCGGCGAGGCAATTCGGCGCCTGTGCCAAATGGCGATCGCTGTTGATGCGAAAGCAGATCCCATTTTGAAGCAAGTAATGGCGATCTTGAGACGCAGAATAGAAGACGGTCGGATAGATCGATCTAAGGTGGACCGGGGTAATCTCGATTTTATCCGGTTTTCGCTTGCGGCGCTGACCGCCATTAAGGAGGGTCTGGAAGACCATTCTCGCTTATTGTTAGCCATTGTTGGATTGTTCGGTCCTCTACGTGCAATGAGGGATGAGCCAGAGCTTGAAGATGCATTACGAGCAGCTACGACCGCGCGGGAAGGTATGGATACAATCCTCTCAGACCTAGCGATCCTTGAAAATCCAACGCGCGAGATTAAGGACTGACCCATCACGCAGCCTCTGCCAGTGCCATAGAATGCCATGCGGCCGATTTTAGAGCCCATCTTTTGTCCTAGGTGCTGCTGCCGCGATCCACGCTGGTGAAATTGAATGTCTTGCCATGGATGGAAACGCGATAAACCTCCCCGGCCGGCAATATGAACCGGCGAGTACCTTGTCAAAGATGATAGTCGAATTGTGGGTTGGTAGGCTTTGCATAGCGCGGTCCATCTCGTTTGATGGCGCATTTATGCATTAAACGCATTAAATGGTCAATTATAAAAAATGCGTTAAACGTATTAAAATAATTCATAAAGAAGAGTGTGATACAATATACGCCATTATACGCCTGTCGGTAGGGGCGGGCCTTTGCGATTTTATCGCAGGGAAGTGCGAGGGAGGATAGCGAATATCTCTCCAATCCAATCTAATCTCACGTTTTCAATTGGTGCGGCATTCCATGAAAATAAATTGATGCCCGGCGCGCCGCGCATCACTGTTTTTATAAACCGACGACCGTCAGTCGTTCGAACTGCTGCTTCTTGCCCATAGAAGGATTCGAGAGGCTTCTTTTGATCGCGGTATACCACAACCACATGACCGTCCTTAAAGACGGGCAGCATCGAATCACCACGTACTACAAAAGCAATCATATCATCAGGCATATCAAACGGCACTTCAATCTGATCAAGCCCTTCGTGCGGCACCTGTTCGAAATCCGGCATTACCTCAGCCCCGGCACCAAGGTATCCCATGACGGGAACCGTGGTTGGCCTCATTCCGACTTCTCGATCGTACATCGCCTCAATCTGTAGGCGGCGCGACTGTTCGGGGTCCGCCCCCGCAAGCCATCGGGCAACCGTCGGTTGGCTCACATCCATCTCTTCGGCGAATTGAGCCTGTCGAATTCCACGAGATTTAAGGATGGCTTTTACTTTATCTGACGTTTTCATAATAACATCTTATGCGTTTGACGTTTAAAAATAAACTGCGTTCAACGCATATGGTAAATTGACATTTAATGCGTTTGACGTATATAATGCAAGTCATGAACAATCTAAAATATATTCGAACCAACGTTTTCAAGCTTAGTCAGGCTGAATTCGCGGCAATTGTGGGATTAAAACAATCTGCCGTATCGCGATGGGAGGCCGGTACATCCTCACCGACCTTCAACCAAGTCCGGGTCATTCGGGAAGAAGCAAAGCGCCGTGCGCTGGGCTGGGACCATGACTGGCTATTCGGAAACGTTCCAGGGCCAACCAATCCTCGCACCCAGCGCCATCCGCGGACGAAACTGCGCACACGCATGCACGCGAGGGCTGACCTATGAGCAGAAACCTCGAAAACGAATATCCGGAAGAATATGCGGCGTTCGAAAAGTTCCGAACGGCAAAATTAAAGATGGATGGAGAATTCAGCTTTGAAAACGCCCGCGTTGCCAAACAAGCATGGATCGATTTTCTGAATGTGTATCAGCCGACTGGTCAACGACTGTATCCGGTAAATGTCGCTGCCTTCCCGTCTGACCGTATTGTCGGTCGATCGCCACTGAACCCGAAAGGCGCAGCATAAATGGCACGCATCCGGTCTGTTCATCCCGGTCTCTCCACCGACGAGGCGTATATGCAGATGTCAGCATTTGCCAAGGCAGCTTTGCCGTTGCTGTGGACGGAGTGCGACGATCAAGGGGTTTTTGAATGGAAACCCGTGGTGCTCAAAGCACGAATTCTGCCAGCGGATAGTGTTGATTTCTCAGCAATCCTTGGCGAATACGAAGCCTTAGGGGCGGTGCTCAAGATCGACGTTGAGGGAAAGAATTACGGACTGGTACGGAATTTCCAGAAGTATCAACGCCCAAAAAAACCGAATGAAATACATCCACTTCCGAACCAGTATCGGACATTTGTCGGATCACCAGACATTAGTTCTGAACCGGTTCCCCACCAGTTACCCACTGGTTCCGAAAACTCTCCGCAGATGGAGGATGAAGGAGGGAGGATGAAGGAGGAAGGAGGTATAGGTAGTTCTGATAACTTAGAACCTAGAACCAACGTCGTAGGCGCAAAAGCGCCATCAACCGCCGCCTATGCCTTTGAAGGCAGAACGATCAAGCTGAACCAGAAAGACTTGGATCAGTGGAAGAAGGCATATCCCCATCTTTCGCTTGAAGCCGAACTTCTGTCGCTCGATGACTGGGCTGGCAAAGAAAAGCCGAAAAACTGGTTTGCCGCAGTGTCTGGCGCATTGAACAAGAAAAACCGAGCCGCTCACGAGGCAATCGAAAAGCACCGGGTCAGCATCCAGACACCCAATGCGAAAACGAAATCACGGACTGGGGTGGATAGCCGGTTATGAAAACCGTCAGTGAAATCCTGGACCGCGAAGGCATCTGCATCCGGCGCATAACGTCCGGCAATCAAAAGGTTACTTGTCCCAAATGTTCACCGTCGCGCAAAAACAAGAAGGAACCGTGCTTGTCGGTCGAAATCGGCAAGGATGGCATCCGCTGGAACTGTCATCACTGCGGATTTCATGGAGGTCAGTGGTATGACAGCTCACGCTCTGGGGAATACGGCAATCTTAGCTTTCGAGGGTCGGCAAATCGACCCGGAAACCGCATCTCGTTTAGGAGTTTATACAGGTAAAAGCGTCACCGACGCTGACGGCAACAACTCTGTTGTGCCAGACCAGAATGGCAATATCGTCGTCTTCCCGTTCCTCGACGGCGGTGTCAGCGTGAATGAGAAATATCGAGCACCCGGTAAGAGGTTCTGGCAACTCAAAGACGGCAAAAAGACATTCTGGAACGCTGACGCCCTGGACGATCCAGCGTTGCACGATGGAAGCCAACGTCTGATCATTACCGAAGGCGAACTTGATGCGCTGACAGCGATTGATTGCGGATTTCCGTTGACGGTTTCAGTTCCGGATGGTGCTCCACCCGTTCCGAAAGGGAAGGAACCGGAAGAGCTCGACGACACTCCACCCGAGGAAGATGCCAACGGCAAATTCGAGTTCGTGTATAACAACCGGCACCGTATCAAGCAGATCAAGCATTTTGTTCTTGCTGTTGACAACGATGGGCCGGGGCAGCGGCTTGCCGCAGAATTGGTGCGCCGCATAGGTAGTGCTAGATGTTTCTTCGTTCGGTATCCTGAGGGCTGCAAAGACCTAAATGATGTTCTCATGAAGTTCGGTGTTGACGCTGTGACGCTCTGCCTGAACACAGCGAAGCCGTATCCAGTAAAGGGCCTATACCGACTTTCCGATTATCCCGAGATAGGCGACCCGATCACTTACACCACAGGTTGGCCGGACCTAGATGAGTATGTAAAACTCTGGCTGGGGTCGCTGGTAGTCATCACCGGTATTCCCGGACATGGCAAATCGACATGGACAATGAACCTTTGTGTCAATCTTGCTCGCATGCACGGTTGGACTACCTGCGTAGCTTCCTTTGAAATCCCAACCGTACCGGCGCTTCGTGCCAAGTTGCGCAAGGCCATCACACAGACTGCCCCAGATAAATGGTATCGAGACCTGATCGACGAGGCTGACGGCTTCATTCAAAAGCATTTTGTCTTCATCGATGACGATCCCAGTGGCGACAATGAGGATGATCTGACCCTTGAGTGGTTGTTGGAACGAGCTGCCGACGCCGTGACAAGGGATGGCATAAAGGTTTTGCTAATTGATCCATGGAACGAAGTGGAACACGCCAGACCGCGCAACGAGAGTGAAACCCAATACGTCAATCGGGCTCTTCGCCAGATACGGCGGTTTGCATCAAGGTACAACGTTCTTGCAATAGTTGTGGCCCATCCAACGAAATCCGTTGGTGCTGAAGGCAGTAGCCGGACGCCAACGCTGTACGACATCGAAGGCTCTGCGGCTTGGTACAACAAGCCAGACCACGGCATCGTCATCGATGTGCCAGATCCGAACAATAACGAAACTGTCGTCTTTATCCGCAAGGCCCGCTTCGCATGGACAGGCCGCAAAGGTGACGTGACGCTTGCCTACGAACCATCAACCGAAACCTATCATTCGCTTCATGGGCAAATACCGCTCTGGAAGGCAATGCAGGAGCAAGCATGAAGACCCTCTCGCAAAACGGAATGGTCGCCACTGAAACCGGTTGGTTGATCCTCAACGGTATGGGCCGCCGATGGGATGGTCACCTGTATTTGACGCCTGAAGCGGCCGAGCTGACGGCGAAATGCTGTGTCAGCGGTTCCTTCTCCATCCTGTCGGCAAAGCGCGTGAAGTGGGTCGAGGTGCGCACTCCCAACAAACAGGTTGTTCGGCAGCAATACATCATCGAAGGAAAGGTAGCCTGATGAGTGCTAAGAAAAAGCTTAAGACCAAACGGAATGAGCCTGGCTTCGATGGGGCAAAAACTGCTCAGGTGAATGTTCGTATCTCTGTCAGCAGATCTGACTGGCGAGTGGTTAGAGCAATGCCCGGAACATTTGAATGGAGGTACGGACGCCAGTCTGGAAACGTGGCGTTGTATCATGCAGGTTCTCACTATGCCGTTTTGTGGGAGCGTGCAGGTACGGCCGCCGCTAAGTCTCCCGATCTTGGGAGCGCGGGCGGTGGAGGCGGCTGGATAGGCATGCCTGATGGCAGGCTTGCTGCAATGGACGATCTTAGCCAGGCAATGCGCGAACTTGGAAAGCGTGTTTCGGCGCGTCTGACGGACTATTGCGTTCACGGCTTAACGACGAAGGCCATAGCCCGCAAGTATGATGTTCCAGAGCGAGATATGGCGCCGATCTTGCATCAGGATCTGCGAGACTGCGCGTACCAATTTAAATTCCTATAGGGCATTTCATTTCGGAAGCGAAATGGAGTTGACATTGAACGCGAACCCATCTACCGATTAGATATTGTGGCGAATAGCGCCTATTAACCCGCCTAGTGAGGCGGGTTTTATTTTTCCAAGGGTAGCACGGAGCCAGTGAACAAAATAACTGGTAATAAAGTGGAGCTATCTTGTAAATAAAAGGCCAAGAAATAAAGTGAAGCTTCTAGCGGGGGAATCACTTTAACTATGACGTTTTCAATTGGGCTGCGTTTCTATCGTATTTCTATAAGGAAAAAGGGCGATAAAGAGCCTTTGGAAATTGGTCCGGGTTGTGAGCCGTGCGATCTTTTGGACTATGTCGAAGATTTTGTAGCCCGCAAGACGGAACCCACTGTTGAGACTACCGAGTCTAGAACGTGGTTTTTTGAGCGGTTAGATTCCAATTCCCTCCGAGCTGTCCATGGCTTTATAAATTATGGAACTCACGGGTTCGAAAGCAAACTTAAAGATGTAACTACAAAGGAAGAAAAGTATAAGCGCGAATCAACCGACCTTGAGGAGATACCGCTGTATTTTCAAATTTGGATGCCTAGTTCTACAAACTATGCGCTGATGGCTTTTCAATCATTTCAAGGGCGTTCATGCGTTCAGTTTGTGCAATCGGCTATGTCAGCCGACTTTCAAGACAAGTTCAAGGGACATAACCTGTCATTCAAGGTTATTGCACCGGCGGCTGCTCTTCTGGATACAGCGCCAGTAAAATCGGTTACATTTCTTAAGCCGAAGCAGTCGTCCGATCGGGCGGATAAGTATTGGCTTGGCAAGAAAATGGATGAATTGGATTATGAAGTAACCGTTCGAGCACATAAGCGAAGCGCGTTTATATCCATGTACAAAGATCTGAAGGAACTTGTCCCATCTGATCAAGGCGGATTCGTAGAGTTCGACGGTGTAACGTACGAGGGAGTTAAAGCCGACATCAAGATGGGAAAAAAGCGTCGATCTGTTGGGATATTCGGATCTGGAATTGACGCAGGCCTTATAGACGTCTCAGATAATGTAAAAAGAGATAAAAGCGGACATCCGACTCTGAATAGCATTGTAGCGGAGGTAGACAGTCTGATGGAAGATTTTTTTGCCAGCATAAAGATGTAAGTGATGCAAAAGATCAATGTGCTATCGATTATAATTTGCCATCTTAAGTCATTGTGCGACGATAAGGGAAAATTTTTCCTTGGGGATATTGTGACTTTTTATGTGATGCCAATTTTCTTAGGTGTTGCGTCGGTGTTCCTGGGCTGGCAAATGCCAGAGAAAGCATTAGAGCTGTCGATTTCTGTATTTTCAATTTTTGCCGCATTATTATTGAGTGTCCAAGTGGCGCTTTATGGAGTATCGCTTCGCCCTATAGCAAAACCCGAAGACCCAAAGAAACTTAAGGATTTTGAGCAACAAAAGGCATTCCGTAGAGCACTTCTAAGAGAACTCAATGACAATATCTCCTACTTAATACTTCTCTCAGTTGTAACTGTAACCATCACGCTCATCCTTTTCTTTTTTAACGCGCCCAGGGTTATTGGTTCTGGCTTGGCAATTGCGTTGTATTGTCATTTCTTCCTTACGCTTCTTATGGTGATCAAACGAGCCAGCATCGTCTTTTCGCGAGAGTATGAAGGCTCTGACCTCTCAAATAGCTGAATGTCGAACTAATAAAGCCCCTCATTCAACGAGCACGGTCTACAGCGAAAGTTTCCACCCTGTATCGTCCAAGTTTGGGTTCCACTGTTTGCGGCTTCCCGTCCACAATCACAACATGTGGCATTCGGTTTTTTCCGAGCTATTTCTTGGGCACTCATCTGTTGCATTGTCTGAATCCTTTAACGCAAAACTGCCGGTACTGAAGACGCTTAATTCCTATTGGTAGACATTCTCGTAGCTTCATCCGTGGATCAAGAATGGGCTTAGTTCTTCTCCTATGTACGTCGGTTCGGGCAGTTGTGCTGTGTGTACGTGGATGTCTGCATGATGTGCAGCAGATAGATGCTTTTTTACATAATCGATAGCCGCTTCAAATCCTGCGAATGTCTCACTCGGAATATCCGTATCCCAAAAGTAGACCGTACATTCAATCTCGGCGTAATCCACAAGTGGTTCAACTGATTTAGTCATCGTAGCCCCCATCTTGGTCAGATTCTCAATCAACCAATTCGGATTACAGAAAGCAAGGGTCGTCAATGGTGGATACACCCCGAAAAAACGGGAAATCTACGGGAAAAGGCAAGCCGCCGGTTGAGCATCAATTCAAGGTTGGGAATACGGGCAGACCGAAAGGAACGCGGAACAAGCTGGGTGAGGCATTTCTTGAGGATTTGCTTGCCGCTTGGGAGAGCAAAGGCCCGGCTGTCATTCACACAGTCATTGAGAAGCGTCCGCAAGATTTTCTGAAAGTCGTGGCATCGCTCATGCCGAAAGACCTCAATGTCAACGTCAACCAGATGGGCGAAATGACGGACGAGCAGTTGCTTGACCGCATCAGGAAACTAGATGCAACAATCAAACCTTTCCTTGATGCTCATGGAGCGGATGGAGCTGACGGCGGAGATACAACGCCGACAGCGCACTAATAAGCTTCGGTTCTATTCGCCCTACAAGAAGCAGCGCGATTTCCATAAAGCAGGGCTGACGCATAGCGAACGCTTGTTTATGGCTGGCAACCAGCTCGGCAAAACCGTTGCTGGTGGCGCTGAATGGGCAATCCATCTGACGGGACGTTATCCAGACTGGTGGGAGGGTGCAACGTTCGAACGCGCTCCGCTGCTATGGGCTGGGTCAGTTACGGGTGAAAGTACACGAGACAACCCGCAACGCATTCTCATTGGTCCGCCCACTATTGAGGAAGATTGGGGAACAGGCTTCATACCGGCCGACTGCATACGGGACCGCACCCGCGCCATGGGTGTGCCGAACCTGCTTGATAGCGTGGTGGTTCGCTGGGGTGGCGGCGGCGATGTACAGGCCAGTGACAGCGTTATCGCCTTCAAGGCCTATGAAGAAGGGCCGCGAGAAGTGGCAGGGGCCGACAGTTGACGGCGTATGGTTCGATGAAGAGCCGCCGGAGGACATTTACAGCGAGGGCCTGACCCGGACGAACAACGGCCAGCGCGGGCAGTTTGCCCAGACGACATTCACACCGCTGCTCGGCATGTCCACGGTAGTCAGCAGGTTTGTCATGCCCGGCAGCGACGATCTGGGAGACGAGGCCCGACACGTCACGTCAATGACCATTGATGACGCGGACCACTATACGCCAGAGCAGCGCGCCAAAATCATTGCAAGCTACCCAGCGCATGAACGCGAGGCACGGTCAAAAGGCATTCCCACGCTCGGCAGTGGTTTGATCTTCCCGGTTCTGGAAGAGGACATTGTTGTCGAGTCGTTCAAGATACCGGCAATCTGGCCGCAAATTGGCGGGTTGGATTTTGGCTGGGATCACCCGACTGCTGCTGTCTCCCTCGCATGGGATCGTGACAGTGATATCGTCTACCTGACCCGGAATTATCGAAAGCGGCAGGCAACGCCGGTCATCCATGCAGCAGCCGTCAAGCCTTGGGGGCTTTGGTTGCCTTGGGCATGGCCACATGATGGCAATAACGACACGGCAGCAGGTGAGAACCTTGCTTCCCAGTATAAGGCTCAAGGCCTCAAGACCTTGCCGGAACGCGCCACATTCGAAGATGGATCAAACAGCGTCGAGGCCGGTCTTATGGATATGCTGGACCGGATGCAAACGGGCCGGTTCAAAGTGTTCTCAACCTGCATCGAATGGCTGGAAGAGCGCCGACTGTATCACCGTAAGGATGGCAAGATTGTCAAAGAGCGTGATGACGTTATTTCAGCGTCCCGATATGCGCTCATGATGTTGCGGTTTGCAAAGATCGACAAGCCAGCCAACGACTGGAAATTCACACCGCGTAAGGTGGTCTAATGCCCAAAATGACAGACGAAGAGCTTGCCGGTGTTGTCGGCGGCCTGCTGGAAGATTGCGATAACTACGAAAACTCGTACCGTAGGCCGGATCGCCTGAAAGCCCAGCAGTATTATGACGGCAAGATGGTTGACACGCCTTCGGATGAAGGCCGCTCAAGAGCCATTTCCAAGGACGTGCGCTCGACCATGAAAAAGGTCTTGCCGTCAGTTTATCGCGTTTTCTTCGGATCCGATAAGATTGTCGAATATGCGCCTATTGCAGAAGGTGACGAGGGTAGCGCGGAACAGGCAACCGACTACGTGAATTACGTCGTATTGCCTGAAAGCGGCGGACAACAGGCGATCTATGATGCCATGCATGACGCCCTGTTGAAGCGCAACGGCATCCTCAAGTGGTATGTCGAGAAGAAGAAAGAAACCCTGACAACCACGCATGACGGGCTGGATGAAATGTCCGCTCAATTACTGGCGTCAGCGAAGGACGTTGAAGTTATCGGCGCGACACAAGATCAGGCGACAGGTTTCTACACGTTGCAAATCCGGCGCGAGGTTGAGAAAAAGCGCATTGTGCTGGAATGCGTTCCTCTGAGTGAGTTTTTCATTCATCCCGACGCCAAGACTATCGAAGATAGCCCGATTGTCACACACAAAACGCTCAAGCGGCGCGGCGAGCTGATTGCAGCTGGATACAAGAAATCCGTCATTGAGGCCCTGTCTGCTGCTGACGGTGCTGACATTCTCGACAACCAAGACGAGGAAGAGGACAGCAAGCGCGTCATTGGTACAAGTGCGCAGGGTCATCACCCATCGATAGATGAAATCGAAGTCTCCGAATGCTTTGTCCGGGTCGATTATGACGGTGATGGCATCGCAGAGTTGCGCCGGGTTATCTATGCAGGCGGATGTGATGAAGCCCATATGCTTGAGAATGAGCCATGGGATGACATGATACCCTTTGGTGATCTGGTCGCAGAGCGCGAGCCACACCAATGGGAAGGCCGGTCCATCCCTGACGATATCGAGGAAGTGCAGCGCATCAAGACTGTTCTCCTGCGCAATACGCTCGACAACATCTACTGGCAGAACAACCTACAGCCGATTGTGCAGGAAGATAGTGTCAGCAACCCCGAAAGCGTCACTCAGGCGAAGTTCGGTGAGCCGATCCGCGTAACCGCTGGCACCGATGTTCGCGCCGCTGTTGGTTATTCGCAGGTTCCCTTCGTTGCCGCTCAATCCTTCCAGATGCTCGGCTATATGGATGAGGTGATTACCGATCGAACCGGCGTTTCAGATGCTTCAAGCGGACTGGCCCCGGATGCACTGCAGAACACCACGGCCAAGGCATCTGCGATGATTGAGCAGGGCGGTATCGCCCAGACGGGCATGACGTTGCAGAACCTCGCGCTTGGCTTGCAGCGCGTGTTCAAGGGTGTTCTCCGGCTGGTGATCCAGCATCAGGACCAGCCGCGCACCGTGCGCCTGCGTGACAAGTGGGTGAAGTTTGATCCGCGTTCGTGGGATGCAAGCATGGATGCGACCGTGAACACCGGTCTGGGCGCTGGCACCCGCGAGCGTGACATGATGGCGTTGCAGTTCGTCATGGGCATGCAGGAAAAGCTTCTTGCCAACTTTGGCCCGGTCGATAACCCCTATGTGAAGCCCGACAATCTCTGGAATGCTCTTTCCCGCATGGTCGAAGCATCAGGCCTTAAAACCGTGAGCCTGTATTTCAACAAGCCTGATGAGGCGGAACTGCAAAAGATCATGGAAGCCCGGCGCAATCAGCCGGACCCGGAAGAGACCAAGCACAAAAACGCTCTGGAATTGGAGCAGGCAAAGGGCCAGACGGCGGTTACACGCGAACAAGCCCAGGTTGAGGCTGCAAGGCAGTTGAAAGAGCTGGAAATGCAGCGGGAAACTGAATTCAACCGGCAGAAGCTTGACCTTGAAGAGCGCAAGGACGCCCGCAAAGCCCAGCTTGAGCGCGAACGGATGGAAGGCCAGCTTGCAATCGAGCGTGAGAAAATCGCGTCTCAGGAGCGCATTGCGCTTGGAAAGCATCTTGAACAGCAGCAGCGCGACGAGGCCCAGCAGTTCATGCAGGAATTCGAACAATCGATAGGGGCGGTACAATGAGCGGGGAGCGTGATGTCAATGATGCCCTGTTTCTGCTTGAGCATCCCCTGATTGTCAGGACGCTGGAGGAATTGGAGCAGAATGCGGTCAATCATGCCATTGCTGCTCCTTATAATGATCACGAAAAGCGACAGGCATTTCTTGCCGATGCTCGCTCGATCAGAGCTTTGCGGTCGAAGCTCAAGGCTCTCTCAGAGAGCACAGCCAAACCGGCCCGCAAAGGCTCCGTTGCATAGGCACGGGGTCTAAACTACCCGAAAGGAAGTCACTATGAGCGGCGAACCCACCAACCTGCCTACGGGCGGGAGTGATAACGCACCCCCCTCTGATGCCCTCGACACGGCACTTGATGCAATGTTTGACGAAGGGGAGACTGAACAGTCCAACCCCGATAATTCGGACAAAGCTCCCGCCACCGATGGGACTGAGACGGATGACGCCTTTGAAGAAAATGGCGAAGAGACCGGCGACGAAGGCGAAACAGAAGGCGACGGCGGCGAGCCTGATCCTGATGAAGCAACTCTTGTCACGCTCGCCGATGGCACGGAAATCTCCCTCAAGGAATTGAAGGGCGGTTATCTGCGTCAGGGCGATTACCAGAAGAAGACGCAGGAAGTTTCCAACATGCGGCGCGATGCAGAGGCGAAAGTCGCTGCAATAGGACAGCAGGAAGCAGCGTTTTCTCAGCAACACACCCAGTTGCAGACAACCTTGGATGGATTGGTGGATTATCTGGCAAGTCGATTGCCGGAAGAGCCATCAACGACCCTCGCAATGACCAATCCCGGCGAATACACCCGGCAACGGGCTATGTATGAGGCGGCAGTTGGTGAATTGCAGACCATTCTTGCCACTAAAAAGCAGGTCAACGAACAGGGACAGCAAGTCGCCTATCAACAGCATCAGGAACGGCTCAAGGCCGAAAATGACGCCTTGATAGCGGCCTTCCCCCAGATCGCTGACCCGGCCAAGCGTGAAGTATTCAACAAGGGTATTCTGGACACGGCAACAAAGGTCGGCTTTTCGGTCGATGAATTGAACACCGTGGCAGATCACCGCTTTTTGAAGCTCGGTTACTATGCCCAGATCGGCCTCAAAGCCCTCGAACAGCAGAAAATCGGCAAGAAGAAGGTTGATAGCGCGCCAGCGCTCGCGTCCGGCAAGCCCCGGCCAACGGTCAACACATCCAGCAAGGCCCTGCAAAACTTCAAGAAAACAGGATCGGCACAGGATGCATCGAAAGCACTCGATGCGTTCGACTGGTCCTAGCCATTTTCGAAAGGATCACAAATGGCTCAAGCAGCAGGTACTTCCGATACCTACGATATGAAGGGCAAAGCGGAGGATTTTCGCGATGTTATTTATACGGTTGCCAAGGAGGAAACTCCTTTTCAGAAGCTTATCGGCACCACGTATGACGTGACTGCCGTCAAGCACCAGTGGCAGACTGACACCCTCCGCGCTCCGGCAGCCAATGCCAAGCCGGAAGGCAACGAGACTTCCTTTGCGGAAGTCGCACCGACTGTCGAGGTCGGCAATTACTGCCAGATTTCCGATGAAAGCTTTATGATTTCGAACACTGCGGAAGCGGTCAAGAAATATGGGCGCAAGTCTGAAATCAAACGTCAGACCGTCAAGAAGGCAAAAGAGCTTGCTCGCGACATGGAGTTTACCATGGTCGGGACAAAGCAGGCATCTTCTGCCGGATCGGCTGGCACACCAGTGCGTCAGGCTGGCTCCCTCTGGACTTGGCTTGCCACCAACGCCAATCGCGGTGCGACGGGTGCGAACGGCGGCTATAGTTCCGCAACCGGCCTTACTGTCGCCCCTACGGACGGCACACTCCGTGCGTTCGCAGAAGCACAGGTCAAGGACACGCAGCAGAAGTGCTTCAACGTCGGTGCAAAGCCAACCGTCATCATGATGCACAGCAGCTTGAAATCCGCATTCTCCGGGTTCGCCGGTATCGCGCTTAATCGCGTCGATCAGAAGGTGAGCAAGACCGGCGATGCGCAGGCCACCATCCTTGGCGCGGCTGACGTGTATCAGGGCGATTTCGGCTACCTCACGGCTCTTGCCAATCCTTGGCAGAGCGCCCGCGACGTTGCCCTGCTCGATCCTGAGATGTGGGAAATGGGCTTCCTTCGCGGCATCAACCAGACACCACTTGCCAAGACCGGCGATGCTGAAAAGCGTCTGGTCAACTGCGAATGGACACTGGTTGCCAAGAATGAGGCATCCAGCGCGGTCATCGCTGACGTTCAGTAAGCAATGCGGACAGGCGGGGGCTTTGGCCCCCGTTCCCCTTCAACGGAGACTATCACCATGGCAGACAAGAACACACCAGCAGCCGAACAGGTTGGCAATTTCGATAACGGGACCGATGAGCGCGCTTTGGAAGTGCTTATTGTTCGTGGATACTTCCGCGAGGAAGGCAAGCAGATTGATCCGGGTACGGTGATTGAGCTTCCCCTTTCGGAAGCCAAGGCAGCCATCAAGAACGGCATTGCGACGTTCCCAGATGAAGCTTGATCGGCCCTATCGTCACGGCGAGGTCATTGAAGATGACCCCGTTCGTGGCTTCCGTCGCATCTGGTTCGATATTGACGATGATTATGGCGTGGTGAAAACCGAATACTACGCCACCAATGAACTGCTCGACAAAAATGCAGCCGAGCGGGCCGAAAACCAGAAATGGGGCGAATTCGGCAAGGTCGCTTCGATCCCCCTCAACATCCTCTATCGAGATTTACTCCCAGCTATTCGCAGCGGCGACGACGCGTTTATTCAACGCTGGTTGCAGAATAGCGATAACGCCAAATGGCGGACGCGAGATAAGATATGAGCGCTATCAACGGATATGCTGACCTGCTTGTGACTGCCGGGGAATATTCCGGCCGGAACGACGTGGCGCACCTGTTTTCCCGTTTTCTCGGCATGGCCGAAACCAAGCTCAATCGCCGCTTGCGGGTGGGCGAGATGGAGCAAGCTGCAGTAGTCGCCGTTGCGTTTGGCGCAGGTTCTCTGCCAGCAGACTTTATCGAAGCGCGGTCGGTTTCCAATCCAGCCGGTTGCGTTCTCCGGTCATTGCCTTTGCAGGTTCTCATGAACCGTGATCGCACGAGGCGCGGCATTCCTGATGCCTATGCCGTACAAGGACGCTCCATTGCGGTTCGGCCCGCATGGAATGGCACCCTGACGGTGTTCTATTACGCGGCTATCCCGCCACTGAGACCCGCAAATCCCTCGAATTGGCTGCTTGAAACCGCGCCAGACGTTTATCTCTATGCCTTGGTAGAAGAAATCGCGATTTGGGCCAAGGATGCCGCGTCAGCGAGCGCCGCCGCTTCATTCAAAGAGCAGGCCATCAAGTCGCTTGCTGTCAATGACGAGCGCGCACGGTTCGGCCAGAACAAGGTTAGTATTGGAGGGCCGACACCGTGACCCTTAGAACAGCAGTGAATGACGCCTGCGATGTCGTGTCCCTTGACCAGTTTGACACGGTGTACGGCAACGACAATCCGAACGCTCAAACTATGCTTGAGTTTGCGCAAGAGGCCGGTGACGAGATTTCCCGGCGCGTCGATTGGCAAAGAACACTCAAGACAGCGACGGTTCCTACATCGCCATATGCGCTCGATGAGAACTTTCAGCGGCTGATTACAGGCGGCGCAATCACCACGGCGACAGGCGAATTTGTTCGCCCTGTCACCAATGGTAGCGAATGGACCGTCGTTAAACAGGTTCCATCCTCCCAGCCATATTTTTTCATTCGTGGCGGTCAAATCCACTTTACTCCGCTGTCGGCTGGGGCAGGTGCAAATATCGAATACGTGTCCAAAAACTGGATCAAAGCGGGATCTGATGAAAAGGACGCATTCACAGCTGACGACAACACGTTTCTGTTTCCAGAACGCTTGCTGGTGATGGGTCTGATATGGCGCTGGAAGCGACAGAAGGGCCTTAACTACGAAGACCAGCTCGCAGAATTCGAGGCGGCGCTTGCCTTTGAAATCGCAGCGGATCGGGGGGCATCACAATGATGGTTCGTCCTGGGCGAATTGCTCAAACCAACCGTGGTAGCGTTTCCGTCGGCAGCAAGCCAACGGGAACGCCTATCACGTTCCCGGCTCCAAAGCTGGGCTTGGTATCCAACTATGATCTTATGGAAGAACAGGCCGGAGCGGCAAGCGTCTTGCGCAACTTCTTTCCAACATTGAAGGGCGCGAGAATTCGGGGCGGTTCCATCAAAAAGGCGTTGCTTGCAGGCCTTGGAAACGTACGAAGCGCGTTCAACTATCGCTTTGGCGGCGCTGAAAAGATGTTCATGGCGACGGATACGGGGATTTTCGAAGTCACCAGCCCGTCAGCCCCGCCAGTACCGACACCAGCAAGCCTAGGCGGTCAAACATCGGGCAACTGGACAGTCGTGCAGCACACCACCCAAGGCACGTCTATGATGGTGTGCGTCAACGGCGCTGATCCTCGCCAGATGTACAATGGAACGGGTTGGGTGACCACACCGGCCATCACGTTCACCGATGGCACAACGAGCAATCAGCTCAATTATGTTTTCCTGTTCAAGAACCGTGAGTTCTTCCTCAAGAATGCAACGATGGATGCCTATTATCTTCCGCTGAATTCAATCGGCGGTGAGGCGAAGCTGTTTCCCCTTGGCGGTGTCATGAAAAAGGGTGGCTCGCTGCTGACCGGTTTTTCGTGGTCAATCGAAAGCGGGGACGGCCTGAATGATATGTGCTGCTTTATCAGTACTGAGGGCGAAGTTGCTATCTATTCCGGCGCTGATCCAAGTGATTTGAATACATGGGCGCTCAAGGGCGTCTACCAGATTGGCAAGCCACTGGGCAAAAATGCGTGGATCAGGGCTGGCGCTGATGTCCTGATAGCAACGACTGATGGTTTCCTGCCGATGTCGCAGGTTTTCCAGCGTGATCGACAGTCGCTTTCGCTTGTTTCCGTCAGCCGGCCAATTGAGGACGAATGGCGCGCGGCGGCTGCTGCAACCGGGACAGGCTGGACCATTACCCAGTGGATTGAACGCAATCTGGTTTTCATCACGTTTCCGAAAAACGTTGTCATTCAGGACACGACGTTTGTTCTCAATGTTCTGACCGGGCGATGGTCAATCCTGACCAACTGGAATGCGAGCTGCTTTTCTACCCTTCAAGGCAGTCTGTTCTTTGGCTCGGTCGGCGGCTACGTTTGGCAGGGGGACACGACCGGAACCGACGATGGCGCGCCATTCACTGCGGCATATCTGTCGCAGTTCCTTGCAGGTGGCAACGTCGGGCAGCGCAAGACGGCTGCCATGGCCCGTATGCTGCTCAAGGGCAAGGCCAAGCCAAAGGTTCTGCTATTCGCCCGCGCTGACATGAATAAGACGCTCCCGGCCTTCTCTGAGGTTTCTATCGGCAATCAGCAGTCGTCGGAATGGGATGTGGGCCTTTGGGACCAAGCCGTATGGGACGGCGTATCGAGCCGGAATGACTATTGGTATCGCCAGAACGTTCGCGCATCCGGTGACACATTGGCCCTTGGCTGCATCATCGTTTCAGGCGGTGCATATGCCCTTGATGCTGAAATTGATATCGGCGCGCTGCATGTCGAGGTTGGCGAGGCAAGCGCATGATTATCGCGTGGGGCGGGGCGGATTGCCCGGAAATCAACGAAGGTATTGCCCGGTTCGTTGCTTCGCACATTCCCGGCTGTGATCGTGGCTTTACCGATCATGTCACTATGGGCGTGGTTGAGGGTGACAAGCTCCTTGCAGGCGTCGTCTATCACAACTGGACACCGGAAACCGGTGTAATCGAACTTTCCGCTGCCTCCCTTGATGCCCGCTGGCTGACGGCTCCTGTACTCAAGGCCATGTTTGATTACCCATTCCAGCAGCTCGGTTGCCAGATTTGCGTGTTGCGGGTTTCAGAGCGGAATAGACGCATGAAGCGCATTCTTGATCGCTTCGGGTTTTCATCGGTTCGCGTTCCCCGCCTCCGGGGCCGGGATGAGGCCGAAATCATATTCACACTGACCGACGACGTTTGGCGGTCGCACAAGATCAATTCCAGACAGGGAGAGCGCGAAAGCGCTTGATGCTCCATGGGTAAATCCGCTCCAAAGGCTCCCGATCCAGTCAAGACAGCCGCCGCGCAGACTGCGACGAACGTTTCAACAGCGGTCGCGAATGCTGCCCTCGGCAACGTCAATCAGGTCACTCCTGACGGCACCCTGACTTATAATCAGTCGGGCACGAAACAGGTTTTCGACCCCACATCAAAATCCACCTATGATGTGCCAATTTATACGGCAACACAGACGCTTTCTGCACAGCAGCAGGCTATCAAAGATCAGAATGACGCGGCCTCGCTCAATCTCGGTAAGCTGGCGAATTCGCAGTCAGATCGCCTCAATGGGTTGCTGGGTACTCCGTTCACATTAAACGGGCTTCCTGCCGGTGGTGATGCATCCAAAATTACGGGGCCGAACTATCAGCAATTTACGGATGGCCCGCAGCTCCAAACGAGTTACACCGACGACTTTTCGAAGGACAAACAGGCTGTACAGGATGGACTTATGTCGCGCCTACAACCCTCGCTCGACAAGGATCGTTCGGCACTTGAACAGAGGCTTGCCAATCAGGGCATCCAGATCGGATCGCAGGCCTATAAAGATGCGATGGATGATTTCGGGCGCACGTCAAACGATGCCCGCACATCCACATTGCTTGCCGCCGGTCAGGAACAATCCCGCCTTGCTGGTCTTTCGCGAGATCAGGCGACGTTCGGCAACAGTTCGTTGCAGCAGATGTTCCAGAACAAGAACACCACGACAGGCGCGAACAACTCCCTGCAAGACCAGATGACCAATGCGCAGCTTGCTCAATTCAATGCGGCCAACACTCAGCGGCAGCAGGCATTGAGTGAAAAGTTTGCCGAACGCAACCAGCCCATCAACGAAATCAATTCGCTGCTGTCTGGCGCGCAAGTCACAAATCCCCAGTGGGCAAGTGCCAATATGCCGACACTGCCAACCGTGGATTATGCAGGTCTCGTCAACCAGAAATATCAGGGTGATGTGAACGCCTACAACCAGAAGGTTGGGGCGATGAACGGCATTGTTGGCGGCCTCTTCGGCCTTGGCGCAAAGGCAATTGCCGCCTCTGATGAACGGGTCAAAAAAGACATTACGAAGGTGGGTAAGGCCAATGGCCAGAACCTCTATATGTATCACTATAAGGGCGAACCGGACGATGCACCGATGCGCCTTGGCCTTCTCGCGCAGGAAGTGAAGAAGAAAAAGCCGTCTGCCGTCATCAAAATGCCCGGCGGGCTTCTCGCAGTCGATTATAGCAAAGCATTGGGGGCTTAAATGTCGGTTCAGTCGTTCATCTTTGGCCCCGGCCAGAAATATAAGACGCAAGAAGAGCTGGACCGTGCCCGCGCCACGGTACGCGACATGTACGGCAATATTGGTTCGCCAAAGAACATTGGCGAGGGACTGTCAGCACTTGGTGATGGCATCCTTGCCAACGTCATGAACCGCCGTATTGCACAAGGTCAGGGTGAGTTTGACAAGAACCGGGCAAGTGCTGACGCGGAATTCCTGAATGGCGCTGGCAGCGGGTTTGCTCCTGCATTTCCGGCGAGTGTTGCCGCTGGCGGCTCCACCACGCCCACGGAAAGCGGCGATTACTTCTCTAAAATTCGCTCGGCTGAAAGTGGCGGCAATGATAGTGCAAAAAACCCGCTTTCGTCTGCAACGGGTCGTTACCAGTTCACAACAGGCACGTGGAACCAGCTCGCCCAGCAAAACCCTCAGCTTGGTCTAACTGCTGACGGGCGCAACGACCCGGAACAGCAGGAGCGAGCAATCCGCGCCTTTACTTCTCAAAATGCAGGCGTCCTTGGCAATGCGGGTATCGAGGCGACAAATCCGAATTTGTATGCCGCACACTTCCTCGGCGCGGGAGGGGCGACAAAAGTACTGTCTCAGGCCGACAATGCACCTGTTGCCTCAATCGTGGGGCCGGGTGTGGTTAAGGCAAACCCGTTTCTTGCCAACATGACGGTTGGAGATTTCAAGAACTGGACGGCTAAAAAGGTCGGCGGCAATGGTGGCGGTGTGCAGGTCGCTTCGCTCGATCCCTCGGCAGGCATGGGGCAGGCTTACGCTCCGGCACAGCCACAGCCCCAGAATGGTGCGGCGCAAGCCATCAATCAAGTCGCTCCCCAGCAGAATAATTACCCGGAAGCTGGAAAGGTCGCTCCGGTCGATTGGACGGATCAGCAGGGACTTTCGCAAGCCGCTGGGCTTTCCTTCTCGAAAGGCATTGGTCAGGACGATCAACAGCAAATGGCCTCACTGCCTTCTCAGCCGGTCATGTCGCCTTTAGCGCCTGTGCAGCCGACCGGCCAGCCGCAAGCTCAGGACCCAGCTCGATCTTTGGAAATACGCGCACAAGCGGGCGCTGGGGATAAGATGGTGGCAGGAGCAGATCAGACTATTCAACCTCCTGCGCCGTCTAACAATGCTCTACAGCAGAACGGCGATCGCTTGCAGTATTACGCGCGAAATATGGCAAACCCATTCCTGTCGCCCCAATATCGAAAGTTGGCTGAAATTGGCTATCAGCAGGAAATGGAACGTCAGCAGCAGGCGAGTGATCCACGTTATCAGATGGGATTGGAAAAAGACCGGCTTGAGCTTAACGCATTGAAAAATCCGCCGGTGAAGTATGATTTCATCTCAGGTCGGGACGGTGCAATTTTTCGCTCTGATAACAGGGGCAACATCGAGTCCGTCTACGGCGGTAAGCCCGATACTTTCAGGACACTTACGGCAGACGAAAAGAAGCAAGCCGGACTGCCGCTTGAGGGCGCATACCAGATCGGCGCAGATAATAAGATAACCCAGATTGGCGGCGGCGGAACGACCGTCAATATCGATCAGAAGAGCGAAGGCGCATTTGATAAGAAGCTCGCTGAAAACCAAGCCACGATGTTCGACAATATGCTCACGGAAGGGCAAAACGCTAAATCCGATCTTGCCGTTATTGGCGAACTTGGGCAGGCGTTGCAGGGGCAGGGCGGCATTCTCACTGGCCTCTCAGGCAGGCTGGCCCGTTACGGCATAGGTGGCGAGAACGTCAGTGATCTTCAAGCAGCAGACGCACTTATCAATAAGCTGATCCCGACACAGCGTCAGGCTGGTAGTGGTTCGATGTCCGATCGGGATGTTGAGATGTTCCGCGCCTCTCTGCCCAGCCTGTGGAACACGCCGGAAGGCAACCGGCGCATTATAGGTGTGATGCAGGGACTTGCTCAATACAAAGACCAGCAGGGTGCGATTGCCGCCCGCGTGATGAATAATGAAATTACGCGACAGCAGGGTATTCAAGAGTTGCGCGCCTTGCCAAACCCCCTCGCTGGGTTTGGAAAGCCCGCAAATGTCAAGACGGATGCGGAATATGACGCGCTGCCCACTGGAGCGCAGTTTGTTGACCCAGACGGCAAGCTCCGGAGAAAACCATAATGGCAAACAGATGGGAAACTGCTCCCTTGGTGGAGCAGTCAAAGCAGTCCGGTCAGGACAACCGATGGAGTGAGGCTCCGCTGGTTGATCAGTCGTTTGTCAATGATGGCAGTGTTGGGCCAAGTTACGCGCGTGGCGGTCAACCATTGGATGGCGGAAAAGATGCCGCCGTTGCAGGATTTTTTGATGGAATGCCGGTTGTTGGGCCTTATGTCCTTGGTGGCCTGCAAAGATCAGTCGCGGGTTTGCGCGCTCCCTTTACTGATAAGACGTACGCAGAAGAACTCGCTGACGTACAAAAATATGACAAACAAGTCATGGACGCGAACCCCGGATCAACAACTGCGGGGCGCATAACCGGTGGAGTCATCGGAAGCGCAGGAATGGTTGCGGCCGCTCCGACGTTGTTCGGCGCAGGCGGCGGCGGACTTCTTGGCAAAACCTTCGCATCTGGCGTATCTGGTGCAACAATCGGCGGGGCTGACAGCGCTGTACGATCGGATGGTGATTGGCGAGAAGCTGGCAAGGGAGCCTTTATTGGCGGCTTGACCGGCGGTGCTGCGCCTTTAGCTGGCCAAGCTATTGGTGCGGGCGCCCGCAGTTTCATGGATATGGTTGCGCGCCGTGGTGCGGCCAAGGCTGCTGAAATGGCTCCGGGTGCTTTGGCAAGGTTGGGCCGCGCCGCGGCAGCGGATGGGCTGGATGCGCCTGCATTGCAAACCAGACTTGCCGAACTTGGTCCTGACGCCATGATTATGGACCTTGGCCCAAATCTCCAGCGTCAGGCTGGTGCAATCGCGGCAACGCCGGGACGCGGGCAAGAGATTGTTCGAAACGCGGTCAATCAGCGACAGATGGGCGCAAATCAACGCATCATTGGTGAGTTGAATGATACGCTTGGTCCTGTTCGTTCACCGATCCAAATCAATCAAGGCATTCAAGAGGGGCAACGCGCAACGGGTCCGGCTTATGCCCAGTCGTTTGCTGACGGTGTGCCTGTTCAGACGGACTATATTGCCAATGCTCTTGAGCAGCAGGGCCGTACCCTTCGCGGACCACAGCAACGCGCTGTCCAGCAGGTCCGTCAGATGCTCAACGAAGCCGGACGCGATAACTTGGACACAAATCCCTACACGCTGTTTCAGACGCGCAACGCGATTGATGGCATGTTGGCGGGTGAGCAAAATCCGCAGGTCATTCGCGTTCTTACCCAGACACGTCAGCAGATTGACGAGAACCTTTCCCGAAATGTACCGGGTATCAAGATGGCCGACGCTCAATATGAAGAGCTTGCCCGACAGAACCATGGATTAAATCGTGGCTCACAAGTTCTCGATAGCGGCAAAACCGCTCCCCGGCCGGAGGACCTCGCCAATGAAATGACTGCCGGTGTTCAGCCTCAAGGTCTTTCTGTTGGTCCTTCTGGTGAGGCATTCAGAATGACCCAGGGCGCGCGCGCCGAAATTGATCGGATCGTCGGCACGAACGTCAATGATGTTGTTGCGCTTAATCGGATTGTGAAAGGCGAAGGTGACTGGAACCGGGATCGTCTCGCAACATTGTTTGGGCCGAGTAGAGCGGATCGCATCATAAACGTGCTTGATCGCGAAAAAGCTTTCGCAAACACTCGGCATATCGTCGGTCAGAACAGCGAAACAGCGGCGCGATCTGCCGCAATGCGCGAACTCGGCCAGCCTGACATTCCAGAATTCGGCGTTCGTGAAGGCTACATGTCAGGTGGTGTTCTTGGTGCGGGCCGATCCGCGGCTGTTCGAGGGTTTGAAAAGGCCGCAAAAACTATCCTTGGCTCCGGAGCGGACCGGCGTAATGAGAGTTTAGCAAATGCGATTTCAAGTAATCGTCAAGTTGTTATTGATGCGATCATGCGGGCACAAGCGGTCCGCAATGTTCCGCAATCAGAGATCAATCAGATCACGCGAGCGGCTCTGATGAGCGGCGGGCTGCTGTCCAGTCCCCGATGATTTTTCCATCTTCAAGATGAGAAAGACCAATGCAGAGGTAAACAGAGCACCCACGACGCAACCCCACGCGAAGTCACCTGAAAATTTGCTGATGAACCAAGACGCGCCCTGATTAATAGCAATCATGACGGCAATGAAGACGACAACGCAGCCTATTTGAACAGCTCTTACCATGGCGCTCAATATGGCTGAAAGCCGCTAAAAAGAAAATCCCCCATCACTAGCAATATCAGCCGTTCGTCAGGGCGCGCTTATCTATGGAGAATGCCATGCCTCGTACAGGTGGTATCTACACCGCTCCGGCTGGAACAAAAGGTGTTCCAAACACCACAATCCAGTCAGCGCCGTACAACGCGCTTGTTGACGATCTGGTAGCCGATGCGAACGCGGCCCGACCCATAACAGCAGGCGGTACGGGGGCGACAAACGCCACTGATTCCCGTGTTAATTTGGGAGCGTTCGGTGCTGCCGATCTGCTGGCCGCTCCAACAAAAGCAATCCCTGTCGACAATGATAGCTTGGTTATCCTTGACAGCGAGGATACCCAGAAGCCAAAGCGCGTTCTCTGGTCAGTCATCAAAGCCCGGTTGAAAGCTTTCTTTGACCCGATTTATCAGGTTACGCTTGCGAATGTGCCGAACATCGAGCTTAACAGTGGGCTGACGGCTAATTCGGGATCGTTTATCGATTTTCATTCGGTGTTTCCTGCCACCGATTTTGATGCTCGCCTGATCCGCAATGCGGGAGCGAACGGAACCTTCGATATTCTCAACAATGGCGAAGGCCAAATGCGCTTCTTCGCCAATGCTGGTTCCTATTTCAACAAGGCAATGATTGTAAATGGTCGCGTTACTGGCGTCGGCGAGTTTATGGCGCAAGCGGCCTCCGCCGCTGGTAACGTTCATTTTTATATGATGGACGCGGATGGTTTCACGACGCGCGCCATTCTTTATGCACAGGCTAATAGATCGGCAATCCTTGCAGTGAATGGTGGCAACGTCGGTTTTGGCTTCAATAATGACGGGAGTTTTACTGCTCCGGGACGCCTTGTCGCCGGAAGTTCTTACATGCAGACCGACGGCAACATCGGGGGAACGGCCTACACAGGCGGTAGCGTCATGACCCATATCGACAGTCGCGCGTCAGCCTATGCTGGCAATGCTCAATCTGCCGCCATTAATGCCAGCATTATCGATAGCCGCATGGCCGGTAATATCGAAGTCGCAATCGCTACCAACCAGACGCAAACAACAGAATTGCATACGTCAGGCTACGTCCTCACTCGAATGAGCAAGAACGGACAAGGGCAGTTTGGTATTCTATTCGGCTCCCGTCAGCCGCAACTTTATTGCACCAACAAAGGTGGCTGGTACGCCGCCTTCAATTATTGAGGTAGTGAGATGAAACATTTCGGCAAATTGCGAAGCACCATTGAAACTATCTCTATCGTGACGCCTGAAGTCACAATGGAAATCCCGGAAACGCGAGATGAAAATGGGGTAATAACCTCCCCAGCCCAACGCATTGTAATTTCACCAGAACGCACCAGTAATGTTCTAATAATGGTCTTGCGAAATGCGGACGGCGTTGAGTGGCACGACCTGTTCAAGCAATATCCTCATCCATGGTACATCGCCGTTCAGGACGATGGCACGATAATCTCCATGGAAAGCGATCCGGAACAGTCGCAAATCCCTGATGTGTCAATCTGGGGCATTGATGAAACATTCGGCTTTACACGCGGCACCGGCGGCACAGTTTATGGCAAGCGCTGGAATGGAGCCACCATTGTTTCAGCGCCGGTTACGCCATTGGGTTTGGCACTTGATCCTGATCAGTTTTACAGCTTGCTTGATGGCCTTGGAAAGATTGATCAGTTCATGGGGGGAATTGAAACCGTAACGCCGACAGCAAAAAAGCTAACCTGCCGCAATCAGTTCAACAACTCTACTATGTTCACGTGGGATATGGTTCTCATGGCGCTGGTTGCCCCGAAGGTTTGGGGCGACGCATGGCAAGATGATCTTTCCTCCGCTTGGATAGCGGCTGCCGTTTAATCCGGCCCGCCAATTACTCAATACATAGGCGGACCGGACCATTCTACTGGTCTCGGCAGAGGTCAGCCTTTCGACGCTAATTCCCAAATCTAAATAAGGATTTAACCATGGACAGAACCGTACCCAAGGGCGCGGCGATCCTGCTTGACTTTATTGGTGATACCGAAGCGCCAAAAGGCTATGGCACGATCTACGGCAACAATCAGGGTAAGCTCGGAAGGCCCATCACCAGCATGACGCTGGGCGATATAATTGACGCTCAACCAGCATGGTCAAAGGCTTTCAGATCGTCCGCGACAGGACGCTATCAGTTCATGCGGGCGACCCTACAGGATTTGTCGCGCGAGCTGGGCCTGCTTGGTACTCAAGTGTTTAACGCCGGCTTTCAGGATCGGCTCGCCTATCATCTCTTGAAGCGCCGGGGATATGAAGCGTTCATGTCTGGCGCGATCAGCCGAACCGAGTTTGGCAAGCGGCTGGCGCAGGAATGGGCATCCTTCCCGGTTCTGGCTGCCATAAAGGGCGGTTCGCGTCCCGTCAGTCGCGGACAGTCCTTCTATGCCGGTGATGGCCTTAATAAGTCGCTGGTGAAGCCTGAGACAGTCGAGGCGGTTCTTGACCGCGTGAAGGCGGCAGAATCAGCGCCGATCACTCCCGCACCTGTCGAACCAGCCACACCACAACCCACACCAGAACAACCGGCAAAACCTCAATCGCTCTTCGCGATCCTCGCGGGTCTGTTCGTGCGCCTATTCAAGAAAGTTTAATCCCATGACTGCCACGAAATTCTGGGTCGCGTTCATCATCGGCCTGATTGCTTTCATCCGCGCTTTGTTCGGCATTGATCTGGGCATGGATGATGCAACCATCAACACCATCGCCATCGCCGTACAGGGATTTCTTACTGCTCTGCTCGTCTGGGCATTCCCCAACCATCCAAAGGAAAAATAATGGGCACGATTGTTTCCCTCATATCGGGCGGCAATGGCCTGCTGGTCGCGCTTGGCGTGTTTCTGGCCGGTCTTGTCGCCGCATTCCTCAAAGGCCGCTCTGTGGAGCGCAGCAAGCAGAATGAAAGGAATTCCGATGCTCTTCAAAACCATTACAAAGATGTCGCTGATGCTGTCGATGCTCGCAGCCGCTTCAATCCTGACGGGGTGCGGAACGATGACCCTTATCGGCGCGACTGATCCTGTCAAAAAGGATGTGTGCGGCAAGGTGTTTAGCCCGGTGACGTATTCCGGCCGGGACACACCCGAAACCCAGCTACAGGCCCGCCGGAACAATGCGGCCTATGACAGTTATTGCAAGGCACCGCGCTGATGGCACCAACTAGTCTGAATGACATCTACAAGGCCATTGGCACGCTATCGGCTCAGGTGGAAGCCTTGCGGCGTGACATCGATGGGTTTGAGCGTCGGGCCGGTGCGGAAAACCGTGAAGCTGATGAAAAACGTGCGGTCGTTCATCGGCGCATGAATGAGATCATTTCAGAGGTTTGCGACATAAAAACCGATATCGCGACGATAAAAGACGACGTGGTCGATGCAAAGGCTGTGACGGATGACGTTAAGAAGTGGAAACTAATGGGGATCGGGGCGCTCGGGGTTGTTGGCATAGGAGGCACGGCACTTGGGGTCAGTCTCGCAAACTCTTTTGAATGGCTGGCGAAACTGTTTCATAGGTGAATCTCTGTTCTACCGCGTACCTAAGCATTGAAAACTCGTCCGCTATGCAAGTCGGAGTTAACGTCATAAGAACCAAATCATAATAGCGTTATCGTGATAGGTCTTGCAGAAGCGCAGGAATGATTTATCTGTGGTAATCTCAGACGGCATCGTACATCATCGCGTCCGCAGCGTAGCGTTTGGGAACTTAACCGCGTTCACATGGTTGGGATAGCATGTCTGTGTATTTAATTATCACTCAATCCGATCGTCCTGATTTGACTGAAGTGATCAAATCCAAATTTCCTGATGATTACAGGGTTATTGCACCCGCTCAATGGCTCGTTTCTGCCGATATGACGCCACAGTCGTTGTGCACTCAACTCGGTGCAAATGAGGGAGCGTTCGGCAGGATTATGGTTTCTGCTGTAGGCAGTTATTATGGGTGGCATGAAAAAGATTTGTGGAATTGGCTCTCGTTGAAGGAGAAAAAATGAGAAAAGGCGCAGCGCCATCTCCTCAGCAGGTTGTAGGCACCCCACCTTCAGACGGACGTCCTGCGCAACCGTTATCAGGTGAAAACAACTTTCATGTCATGCAATCTCTGATGGAAATCCAGAAGGATTTGGCAAGCCTGAATACAAAAACTGACAGACTCATTGTGGATGTAAATAAAAACGATGACCACATAGACAAAGTTCGTGGAAAAATTTCCCGATTTGAAGGCATTGGAATATGTGCGCTTCTGCTGGTTTCGATATTCGGAGGTTTCATTTGGTGGCTCATCGGTGGTCAGATCACACAATTGAGAGATCAATTGTATCAGTATCAACGCGAAGTCGCGCCGACGTCAACAAAGCCCCCAACAGCTCCACCGCCTACAGGATAATTTCACCTATATTCTATAAAGCCCCGCATCTGGAGATAGGAGGGCATTTACGCGTTAGCTCTTAAACCTAGTCCAGCCGCTGAATGTGCCTTAAATGAATCGAGGCCCGGCAGCGACTGCTTATCGAAGGTAGGCGATTGCCACGCCCCATGCCGATCCCGGTGTTCTTGGGATGCTACACAATGGTGGGTTCAAGTTAATCCCGCAGTTCCTTACGGGTGGCGCGTTTTGATTTTTTGGCCGTTTTAACATGCTCTACGTCCGGAATTGACGGTAATGCCGGTAGTTCGAGCTTCGTCTGGTCGTTAAGAAGTACCATCAAACTATTAAACTTCGACCATACGCCTAATTTCGTAATGTTTTCAGCGGCACGAGTGTTTTCAGCCGGGGTATCAGTGGATATGAAAACCGCAGCATAAGTTGCATTTATCGATTGTATGCGGTCTTCGGTGCCAACGACAGTTTTTCCACATTGGATTTTTGCTTGAAAGAACACTTTATCAGGCTCAACCAATTGTAGTTCACTGATAAATACTCGATAGAATGGCTCTGTATTTTCGTCTTCTGTATTTACCAAATCGAACTTAACCACTGATTCGATGTTCAATAGGACAATGGTGGGATTGCCAGCAGAGTAAGTTAGCCCCTGACTTTCTTTAGGCATGTGTCGATCTCTTTTGTGAAGCTGCAAACCGAAATGCAATCGCTTCGTCTTTTGAAACGGAACGAATATTAGGCTGCAGCAGTCTCACTGCATGATGTGCAGCGGCTATATGGAACGCTGGAGTTTGCTCACTAATAAGAGTTCTGAGAAAAACTATCTCACGTTGATCGTCGACACTCGCACTCCTTGTTGCCGCTAGATTTCCTCCAAATTCTAACTTCTCAATTACTGCAGACGATATCCAGGCGTTCAGTGAATCACCGGCCTCAGCCGCCGCGATTGCCGCTCTGCGGTGATTGTCTGGAGAAATCCTTATGTTCAAAGAACCTTTAAATGGCTTGGACGGTTCCTTTTCCAGTTCTCGGCAATCAACCAAGTACTCGTCAATTATACGTTTCAACGTCGGTTCTGCATCAGACGCCTTATCACATTGACCAATCAGAACGTCATCAAGGTGCAAAACTTTGACAAAGAGCACCCCATCCTCAAATTCAACTGAGGCTTGGTAACCCTTATACTGTAAGGTTTTCATATAAGACCTCGATCATTCAAATGTTCGCGTACTTGTCTAACCACGTAAGGCAGCACCTCGTTTCCGGGATGCGGTTCATGAATCGCAATTACTGCCTTCGTATCTGGATGAAAGAATTTACGAGCGCTGCCGCTCCCATTTTTCTCTTCATATCCAAAACTACGCAAAATTCTCGCCAAATCTTTATATGGGAACGGTCCATTGCAACCTTTCAGCGCAGCGACGAGTTTGTCAGAACGTGTCATTCTAACTCGCTACACTAATGTAAGCATCCTTGGCACAGTTGCAACTACTATTTAGTTGCACTGTGCGAGTATGGGGTTCAATGGTATTTTTCAAGTTAAAATCTCATCGTCGATTCACTATCTCAAATTTGCAATTAAATTCGTTTTATCGTCAAGGTGATAAGGGAAGAAAGGCGGCGATATTTGTTAAATCATCGGTTGGTCTAAAGTAAATCGTTCGAGTCAGAAGGTATTTCATTGACGATATCCGGTGTGTTGTTGCGTGGCGAATTAACTTTCGTCGAAACTGGCCACATAGTCATCAGTTCAGCAGGGGATGGCTTCAAGAGGTCATTTGGGTTAGGCTCGATTTTGGCTATCCAGCGCTGTCAGCGACTGCTAATCGAAGGCAGGCATTTACCGGGCGTCTATCTGCTTTCCTGCAAGCAAGAAAGTACACGGCGTTCTGACAAAGATCATGTGGTTGTTTGTTTCCAGCATGATCCTTGGGTTTGTAGCGGTTTTGTCAACGGTGGGCTGAGAGTGCCTTATCCCTGTTATGGCTACATCTAGTCGCATTAACCGAACTCGATTGTCGGCGGTAACGATAAAACCTCACTCTGGAAAATTTCAGTATTTTGTGGAAATTCTGTTATGAAGTGCATATCTAGTGGTTGTGATGGGAACGTCTTTTTGAAGACTGGTGCAAATTGGAAACTATTCGTTAGCTAGTTTGTTGTAGTTGTACCCGATTGGGAATAATTGGGTGTTGACATCACGATTCCTATATGGCTGATGGTGTTTATAGAAATTTGGACAGCTCATATCTAAGTAAATTCTTTGCATGCTCTCAAATGGAACTTATAGCTATAAGCATTTGGAAGCCGACTGCAGGGATGACGGGTGGCGGAGAGATCGACTATGTCGTGATCTGACATTACCGAACCGGTGTTGAGAATTTGAGCTTAGATATTTGAGTTGAAATTGGGCGCTTCGGTGCCCAATTTCTTTTTATACTACATAGTCATTAGGAAACATGTTCAGATGTTCACAATTGCCGGCAGTTACAGAGTTTCCATGGCATCCAATAAATTTATGCGAATGTAGCGATCCATCGCTCCCCAACGAGACATTATAGTGCCGTTCGTTGCAGTAAGGTAATCCGAGCCTTAATTTTGCACTAACTAAGCACTGCAGGTTATGATTTCCCCCTTCAGTTTCTTGTTTCGCGTGAATTTCGTGACCATAAGAAAAATGATATCCTCTGGCGTCGACAAAATATTTGTCGTTATAAGATCCTCGCTTTTTAGGAAACTCTAACATTCTTAAATGTTTAAGCAGCGCCTCTAACTCTACTGCAAACTGGAAAGTTCGATCGCTGAATTTAGTTGTAATTTTCTTCCAAGAATTAGAAGCTTCTTCATCAACAAAATTCTTTAATGGCAAGAGTAATGCCTTGCGGTTTCCCATCGGTTCAAAAGTCTTGGCCACGGCATGAATACGCTTAGTCCAAAATGTGATGAGTCGTGACAGCTCGGCAGCGATGGTTCTTACACCAAGCTCAAGTAGGCTAAACGGGACACCTACCATATCCAATGATTGTAGATTTTTCTCAGTTAGCGCTACAAATGCATAGTCTTCGTTCTGCTTTACAAGATCCGCAATGAATTTATCTTCAGAAGGCTTATCAGGATAGGTAAAGAATTTATAATCAATATTGTACTTTTCGCGAATTTCCTTGGGAACCATCCCAAGTTTTGTTTCGCCAAAATATTTTTTTATATTGTGTGTTGCAGCATAAAGAACAAAAGCTATTTTCATTTTTGTGCAAGTTTTAAGATGATATCAAACGGAATTTCTATGCGGCGCAGATCACTTTCGCTTAAGTTACTAAATATCTCAAAAAACGAATTCTTCGGTGAGTTTTGTTGTTCCCTGATGTAAAGTTTCTCAATCGCAAGCCCGTTTACCTCCGCCCATTTATGTATATTCTCGCTAACTATTCTGGCATCATATAATAGTCCTGTCCCATCCGTTATTGATTCAGCTGGAATTGCTCGATGTCGGGGTGAAGGTGGTCCATCTTCCAAATCAACAAATCGGAGCGCATCATCCCCAATGTCCAAAAAACGCTTCAAATCTGTTTGAACTGGCTTCACAAATGCAGCCCAAATGGATGGCTTTATTCTTTCCTTAGATCTGCTAGCCGCCGTCGAGTCAGTGACTGTCGATTCTTCGGTGCGTGTTTCCGAAGTAACAAAGCTGAATTCTTCGCCTATCGGAATCAAGCCAGTCTTTTGTGGTTGAAAAGGGTGGGTAACAATTACGACCTTATCAATAAGTTTAGTTGCTATGTATTGTCGCAATTTCAAAGGTGCAATCGTGGTGCGATAATCCGCAATCTTCGCAAGATCGCTACCTAATGTGCTCAGGAGGAGAGGAGCTTTGTTAATGGACCACATATCAATTGTGGACGTCACAATGGTTGAGTCCAGATTTTCTGCGCCCCAAGAGCTTTCAGCCATTTCTAGCCATCCCCTAATTTTATGATTTGATTTGTAGCCATTTCTTCACCTATCACACAAGTTGTATCTTGATCCGGCAGGGCGGTCATCGCGGTTTTAATTTTCCATACGATAAGAGGTGTCTTGTCAAACTACCTATAAACGGCTGTCAATTGTCCCAATAGTTTTGCTTTGGCGGCGGCTCCCCTTCAGGATCTGCCAAGTTATCGGGTTCCGGGAACAAATCTTTTTCTACCAACGATTCTTGAAGACGCTCTACGGCCGTTTGTTTTTCAAGTGCAGAAAGACGTTCCATGGCCCACTTTATCATTCTGCTATAGTCTGGCGCACCGGCATCAGTGTCGGGAATCGCCCCTATCGTCTGTTTAAGTTCATGTACTTCATGTCTGGTGCGCGCCACAGAAGTTAGGAACTCAAGGCGCAGTTCTTCTCTCTTCTTTCGCTGCTCGGCCAATCCTCGCCGATGCGCCATGTGTTGTCGTATTCGTGCCTCTTCACGTTTACGATCGTCGTGTTCTTTTTGAACTGTAAGATTTATGCGGTAGCTTTTGACAATCGCGTCGACACAGTCTTCGATCTTCTTGTCGTCCTCATCCACCCAGTTTTTGCGAATCCCTTCGGCATTGCCAAAAATGCGGAATGCTAACCGTCCGACGTAAACATTTTCGTAGCTCTTCCAGCTTTCCCTGTCTGCAACGACCCTCTTTTTGGGGCTTGTGATTTCAAAGTCCACGTCAGCGTTGTCATTAATAAATTTTACTCGGCTCCCAGCGCCTGAAAACGAAATCCCAAACGGCTCAAACGCAAACGCGAGTGTGCTCAGGAAAGCGATTACCCGGCCAACGCTATCGCGATGAATTTTTATCCAGCGCAGTTGGACGGTGCCCTCTCTATCCGGCGTAACTTTTTGAAATTCTGCGGCGTAAGCTTTCACCGACGGGTGCAACTTGTTCAGAGGTGCTGCCTGTCGCGATGCTGGTTCGTTGTTATTGGGTTGCGCCTTCTTCGGAGGAGGAGTCTCGTCCGCCAGTTTCTGTTGTGCCGATTGAGTTGCCGCGATAGCAAAGGCCACGTACGGATTTACATCCCGCTTGAAGTCGCCGATGTGAACGGTCTCCAACTCTGGAGTGTACATTTCCCGCAAAGGCGTTTTTGTAGCACTCTGGCCAGCTTCAAGCTTTGCCCAATAACCTTTTCCCGGAACCGGAATCAGATTGCGTTGGCAAATTTTGGCTAGGCCTTTGTCGGACATGCCAAACTCCTCGGCGAGCTTTACGATAGGTGTCGACCAAACACGTTCATAGAGTTCACGCCGCGTGTAGACGGTATTTTTATCAGACAT